CAACGTGCTTTCCATATTTATCAGATGGAGCTTTATAATTTGTAAATTGTAATCCCTCATTCATTGAAAAAATATCAAAACCAAAATATCTTTTGTTTAAATCAAGAACAACATCTGTAATTTTTCTAAAAAGCCACTCTAAATTATCTGTACTATACAACCAACTTATTTTACCTTTTCTAATATCTGATTTGCTTTTTGTTGTTGCTTTGTTGTTTCTGTTTTGTTACTGCCTTCAGTTTGTGGAAGAGGAGCATTATCAAGTTGTACGCTTTCTTCTTCTGTAACTTCAACGCCTTGAGGAACAGCTTCCTCTAAAGCTTTAGCAAGTTCTGGCATTTTTTCAGATTCTTGAATAGCCATCTTCATTCTGTTGTTATCGCTTGCTCTTGCATAGTTAGAGAACATATTTATAAAATAAGATGTAATTCCTCTTTTATTTAATTCTCTACCTACAGCGTCTACAACATCGCCCGGAAGTCCTAATAATTTATTTGTGGACTTTCCTATTAAACCGGGAAGTCTTGCTGCTTGCGCCCGAGCCTGAGAGGTAACTTGTTCAGGTAGTTTAGACAAGTCTTCTCCGGCTTTTTCCAATAATCCCGGTAATTCTTCTATTGCTTCGTTGCTTGCCGTTAAAGTTTGTTGGAAAAAATCCATCATGACATCATCTACAATATCCATATACGACATATTATGCCATCTTTTCCAATACCCGGTTAATTGTTGTTTTTCTTTTTCAGCTTGTTCTTTATACTCTGTTTCACTTAATGTTGGCTCTGCATCAGACGCAGGAGTATCATTTATTTTGCCAAGTAGTATATCTAACGCGCTTTGTCCTAAGCCTTTAACTTTTTGGTCTTTAAGTCTCATAGTTAATGAATTAGGATCTATTTCTATAGTATCCCCGTC